ACAGACTCTACAATCTTAGCGCATTCATCAACTAATGATTGTAACTTACGGGTATTGCTGGCTCTTACTTCCAATTTAACTTTGGCATTAAATAAATTTTCATTACTTTCTAATGCTAACTTAGTACCTAATGCCGCTACTTGTACCGCTTCTTTGATACGTTCTGCATTGGCTTTTTGCGCTGCTTCAACTTTAGCTTGTAATTCTTCAATGTTCATAATGTTACCTTTTTGTTTAGTTTAAGATTGTGCCTAGTTACGTGTACTAACAGATACTCAAACCTAGGCTTATTTGAGGCTGCTATGTGTATTTAGTATATAATTTTACCCTTATATTAAGTTATGTTCTGCGAATGAATAACAGTTGTTACCTACAATAAAAGGCATATTTGTATTCCTTATTTAGTGTAACTGTATGTATTTAAGTTATTTATATTTACAGATTGGTTAATTTGACCACTTTTTTATTTTAGTTGGTGAAATTGACTAAATTTTAGCGTATTTATTAACATTTTATTTTAACGGTTAACGTCTGCGGTTCTATCTTGGTTTAAAGCTCCTAGCCTAATTTTACTCAGGCTAAAAACTTAAGTTTATTTTAGTTAAATCTAGTACCGTCTAGTCTTTATAAATAGAAATTCTACGTCTACCTGCATCATTTAATGCGTCACATACGTAAACATGCAATAACTCTAATATATCTAACGCTTCACTTGTATTACCAAGTTTCCTTGCTTCGTCAACTCTATTTACTACTTTTTTAATATTTTCCATATCATCTTTAAATTTGTTCATAATTTTTCCTTTATTAATAATTTACATATTGTAGAGGTCTATTACTAAACCTCTATATATATAAATTAATTGAAATCTAATTCTTGACACTCAGAATCAGCTTCTATTGCTTCTTCAAATAATTCTTTTATTTCTTCGATGCTCATGCTATAACCTCTCTCTCATTGCTTGAATTTGGGCTTTAACTTTAGTCGCTTTTTCGATCTCGGAATCAGACAATCTGTCTGATAATCTTGCTGTACGTGATATTAAACTTACATCATGCACATCTTCTGCATGCTTAATCTCACGATTTACCATATTAGCCGCTACTTCGAAACTACGCATAAAGCCGTAATAAGCTAATATTGCAACAACTGAGATGATTATAAATACTGTTTCCATAATTCTTACCTTTATGTTTAATTAATTAATTAAAATTTAGCATATCTTAATATACCACTACACAAGGACACGAGTGAGGAACGAATGAGTAAGTGTGAAAGGTGTGAAAAGATTCTATCTTATGAAGTGTGAACAAAAAATTTAGACTACAACCGAAGTTGTAGCCCAATATTTATAACTCAAGAGGTGAATCCTCCGAGGTCTCGTGCATCATAGCTATGATTCTTGATGCGTACACTTGGTACGTCTTCCCTTTCAGTCTTACTTGAAAGTTAGACTTTTCTAAGTCTTTGAACAGTTTTGACTGTTCACGCTTTGTTTCAACAGAGTATCCTTTGGCTCTAAGAGCCTCACATATACTTACATAGTCGTCTTTGGTTAATTTGTTCATAATTTTTACCTTTATGTTGATTTATTCATAACACAAGGTCATTAAGAAGTACCGTCATATACGAAGTATAGGGGGGGTACTTCAATCTAAGATAACGAATAGTAGGAGTACAGCCCCTCTAATAAATAATTACAATTTCCAATACAAATTTTCTTATAACATTATTGCAATTTAACATTTATTTTACATAATATATGGGGTATACCCACTAGATTTAGGGGTAGTCTTTTAATATCAAAATTGTTCATTTTTTGTACAAATTTATAACTTCCCTATGTATATATAATATTAAGGTTATAACTTGCACTTTTTACCTTAGCGGAATCCAGTGCTTATAGGAAATTATAATTGCCTTAAAAATTATAACAGTTATAAAAAAATACCTTATTCTGTATGCAAATATTGTATTATTGTATGCAAATAGTCTATTATCTGCATACAAGGATGAGATTTATAACTGAAATATCCTAAAATTTATAACTTTTACGGGTATATTAACATTTATTTTACAGTTATAAGTGGGCAGGTATAGTAATATAGTGATTTATTTACCTGTAGATTTTAGGAGTAATTGATGGTGAATACTATGATTAGTTATTATGAAAGTAAGATGAATGATGCGTATAAGCAATGGCAAATAGCCGTAGATACAGATAAGCCTATATCCGCTAAGGTTCATAAAAAGGATTATGAGAATTATAAGGAATTAAGAGATGCGCATGTAGCTCGTTATGGTATGGAGACTATGACGTGACAGATAAAACAATAAGGGTAAAAGAAAGTACCGCAGATAGATTGAGAATTCTTAAAGATAGTTTATCTGCCGGTACTTATGATACGATTATTAGTGACCTAGTAGATAAAGAGCTGAAGCTCACACATGCGTATACTGAAGATGGTTACCTTCCTATAGGGGCAGTAGTTTTAGGACCTGCTAACGTACCGTTGGTTATTAAGAGTATACAGAATGGTAAAGTTATATTTGATGATAATACATACCTAATAAATGGTAGTAAGGTTTGTTACACCCTTAGATTGCTTTCCTATAATGTTAACGACTATGATGGCGGATTGATGATTGCGTAATATTTATGAACTAGATACAGGTACAGCTAGTAAATTAGCTATAGACCCATTAGCTGAGCTTACTTTGTCATACACTAAAGAGGGGTTAAAGGAGCTTAGCGATGATATTTATAGGAATGGTCAGCTAGTGCCAGTAGTTATGAGAAACGGTAAGATACTTGATGGTAGGCATAGAAGAGCTATATGCGTAGATTTAGAAATAGGCATGAAATGCGTAGATGTAGGAGATATTTCTGATGAAGATGCCTTATCATTAGTTATAAGTAATGCACTTAATAAATCTACAAATACTGATGCAGCTAAAACTGAAGCTTATTTATTATGTAAAGCTAAAGGTGTAAAGAAATCAGATATGCCTAGTGTATTCAGTAGATTGAACTCTAATTATGTTAGTAAACTTAGTTTTATAGAGAAAGAAAATAGTGGATACCTGAAGGCACTATTACACCAAAACAAGGTAAGATTATATAATAGGGAATTTGATAAGATAGAAGATTATGGAACTATTAATGGTATATGGAAAACGCTTAAAAACAATCAAAAATTAGAGAATACTGTTATAGAAGTAGTACCAGAGTTAGAAGATACTGCTGATTATTCCGTAGATTTAGAGGAATATTTTGGAAACTCCGCTGCTGAGTCTGAATATTGGGATTTGTATAATTTAGCTAGGGTAGGAGGGGCTAATTTGCACCCTAATACCGCATTAGGTAAAAAGATAGCTTGTCTAATAAAGCATAAATACAGTAGTTGATGTTTTATTTATACTATTCTAATATATTGATATTCATTAGTTGTTTTATTAATAGTATGAAAAATAATATAGACGATTTAGAAGATTATGATGATTCAGATTACGAAGATGAGGAATTAAAAGAATTAGATTTTAATGACTAATAAAAAGAATGCGACAGGTATAGTTTATATTCTTCAATTTGAATTTGAAGATAAAAAGTTGATTAAAATAGGTGTTACCCAGAGAAATATAGAGGATAGGGTAGCAGAAATATTAGTCAGCATGTTTAAAAAGTATAGGGAATTTTATTACTGTAAACCTAAAAGATTCCGCACCACAGAAAACGCCTATCAAAAAGAAAAGGAACTTCACGATTATTTCTCCGAATACCGTTATAAACCTGATAAAAAGTTCTCAGGTAGTACAGAATTTTTTGATATAGACTTAGATATTGTAGTAGATAAGTATGATTCTATGATAAGTATTAAAAAATCTACTAAAAAATCTAAATCAAGTAAATTTTTTAAGGTAAATAAGAACATTTAGCTTAAATATTGATAATTTGTAACTTAAATCATATAATTTCAAAAATTATATACAATGAAGTGCATATAAAATGAGTAAAATAGTTACATTAGAAGAAGTTAAAGAAGTAATGCCTTACAAGGGGAAATTTGTAACGCAAGAAGCTGTAGATATAATAAATCAATCTTTAAATGAGCCAGAATTTCAAGGTGAATCACTATTACAGACGGCTTCTATCTATGAAGGGGTATTAAAAGGTGCTAGAGCTTCCGTAGTTGAGTATCTTAACGCCATTAGATTCTGTGCATACACTATGACCAATAATACAAGTTACGTTGAAGCTTATAAAAAGGTCTTTGCTGATAGAGATTTCGTTAAAGAAAGAAAAGATTTACCTACAGATTCAATAAAATATGTAGAACTTACAAGTGCAGCCTCTAGGTATAGACGGTCTAAGCTAGTGGTAGATATACTTACTGCTAGCCAAGTACCTTTAGATTTAATATTTTCAGGTCATAGATACAAAGCTATTGGTGTACTAGCAGAAATTATGACCGATGGTAGGTATGACAGAGACAGAATTAATGCCGCTAAAGAACTATTAGCCGCCACTAAAGGTCCTGAAAATGTAAAAATAGCATTAGATGTAGGTGTTAAAGAGGATAGCGCTGTTAAACAGCTTAATGACCAGTTGGCTATTATGGCAGCTAGACAAAAAGAGCTGCTGGAAAGTGGTGCATCAAATTTGAATGAGTTTGGATCAATGAAGGTAATACCAGACGATATTATCGAAGGTGAAGTAGATGCCAAATAGAAGTCAAAGTGTTGTATCAAAATCAGTAAATAAGACTTTACACCAAAATAGTAAGCCTGATAGGTACATACCTAGTGAAATAGCACTTAAATTTATATCTTTCATAAGAGCTACAGGCAATGAGGAGTTTAGTTCTCCTGAAATACACTACAAAATGGCGGATAAGTTATTTAGCTCAGACCCTAAAGATAAAAATGTCCTAGAGGAGTGTTCAAGAGGTGTTGGCAAAAGCACGATAGCAGAATACGCAGTAATATTTGCAGCTACTATGGGTGAATGGGCAGGATTTGGTAAATGTCCTTTTATTATATTCTTAGGTGCTAGTGCTGAAGGCAATGTAAAACAATTTTTCAAGAATATCGCTAGCAAAATAGCTAATTCTACATTTTTAAGTCAGGTAGTTTCTGTAAAGCGTGTTACTGATAAAGAAATAGAGCTTGTTAACTCAGAGGGCGTAGAAACATTTATTGCTGGTAAGGGTATGAATGTAAACTGGAGGGGTGCAAGATCTCCTTCTGGTCACAGACCTAGTATATTATTAGCAGATGATATTTTACATAATGATTCCGCTACTTCTGAAGTTATACGTAATACTATAGAAACAAATTGGTTTGCATCAGCATTACCGGCATTAGCTCCTAAACATAAAATAGTTTATATAGGTACTCCTATAAGTGAGGATGATTTACTCCATAAACTTAAAAATAGCGGTAGTTATAGTATAATTAAATTCCCTTTATGTAGTAAATTCCCTGTACCTCGTGAAGAATACGATAGTATATGGGAAGATAGATTTACCTATGATTACGCATTAGATATGTATAACCAATTTAAAGCTGCTGGTAATACTCAGCTGTTTTATAGGGAATACCTATTAGAGGTTACCGATTTAGCTACGTTATTGGTAGAGCCTGAAGATATTATGTGGTATGACCCATCACTAATTATAAAAAATAAAGAAAATTATAATTTTTATATTACTACTGATTTTGCGACTAGCACTAAAAGATCTGCTGATTTTTCTACAATAGGTGTATGGGCTATATCTAGTAATAACGACTGGTTACTAGTAGATGGTCAGTGTAAACGTCAATCTATGCAAGAAAACATAGATGATTTATTCAGGTACTCTAAAAAATGGAGTCCTCTCAGCGTAGGTATAGAGAGTTCAGGTCAACAAGGCGGATTTATTTCAATCATTCAAGAAATGATGATGAAACGTAATATATGGTTCACTATAGCTAAGAAGCAAGGAAGTAAAGATTTAGGTATTAGACCTTTAAAGGACAAAACCCATAGATTTGTTACCGGTGTACAGCCTAAATTTAAACAAAATAAAATATGGCTACCTAAACCTGAACTGCTAAAGTCTACATCCCCTAGATTGCTAGAGTTGATTGAAGAATTACAATATGAGTTAAGTAAATTTACACTAGCTGGTGGTGTAAAAGTATTAAAACATGATGACGCATTAGATTTGTTAAATCAGTTATCTGAAATGGAATTATTTGTACCATCAACTGTACAAGATTCAACAGTAGTAGAGGTGACAGGTGATGGCTTAATATGGCAATCTGTATGGGAAGAGGATGATGAGGACGATTACACAAATAGTAATGTTTTCTAACTTGTATATGATATAATGTTATCAATATAAATACATAATACTTGGAGATCTTAATGCTTATAAAAGATTTAGTATCTTTAGCTAAATACAGTGAGCTATCAGGAGTAGCTGCTAAAGATGACATAGACGCTATAGTAGCTTTTATAAACTTAGGCATGATAGAGCTATACAAAAGATTTCCTATAAAAGTAGAAGAATACATAGTAAATTTAGTAGATGGTGTTGCATATTATGATATGCCTTCTAATTTTATGTATTATTTGTCAGTTCATGGCGAAATAACAATATCAGAAAAAGAAAAGAATAAGAATAACGAACTCCCAGTAAACGATGAAGATAATCCTTATAGTGTGTTTTTTAACGATTGGAACACTATTCAAATACCTTCATCAGTTGTAGGTTCTTATGTATCTATAATATATGTAGCTAAACCAGCTATGATAACTTCTATACACGCTGAAGATGGGGTTACAGAGTTAGAATTACCTGATTCACTGATAGAAGCACTATTAAGCTACGTGGGGTATAGAGCGCATCTAGGCATAAGAGGTGACGCACAATCAGAAAATAATGCTCATTGGCGTAGATTTGTAAGAAGTGTAGATAAAGCTATAGAGCTCGGAATAGCTACCCCAATAGATTCTGTAGCTATGCCATTTAGATTGTCTAGTAGAGGGTTCGTATAGTGTCTAGGAGAAAATCTACCCTTGCAGATGTCAATGTCGTAAAAAACAGAGATGTTGATAGTAAATACGAAGAGATAAAAATAGTAGCTGATAATATAGATGATATAGTAGAAGCTGCTAAAGGGTTATCAGCTTCTTTAAAGTATTTAGGTGCTTCAACTACTCCTCCTTCACAGAGAAGAGACAATGCACCTATACAAGATGGGGATTATTACTTAGATTCTAATAATAATTACCTTGTATACTACAATATGAGTGGCAACTCATGGGCAGCTATAGATATAGTATCAGCTATAAATAGTGCTTCTGATTCAGCATCTAACGCAAATTCCGCACTATCTTATAAGAATGATGCGTTTAATTATAAAAACGACGCATTTACATACAGAAATGATGCGTTTACATACAGAGGTGATGCCCTTACGTATAAAAATGAAGCCCTTACCTATAAAGGGGATTCTTTTATATATTCTGAAAGTAGTAAATCTTATAGAGATTCCGCACTAAATTATAAAAATTTAGCAGCAGATTGGGCAGAAAAGGCTGATAACACAGACGTAGATGGTATAGGCACTAGGTCTGCTAAGCACTACAGTAACATATCCGCTGCTAATGCTGCTATAACTAATAGTGATGTTATTACCACTAATAATAATGTAACAGCGACAGAAACTAATAAAAATACAGCGTTAACATACTCTAATAATGCGTTAACATATTCTAATAATGCGTCTACATTTGCTGATAACGCCTTAGCTTCTGCTAATAACGCCTCGACTAGCGAAACAAATACGTCAACATTAGCTAGTGCGGCTGCTACAAGCGAATCTAATGCTTCTGCTAGTAAAAATTTAGCTCAAATGTACGCTAATCATCCTGAAGATTCTTTAATACCTGGAACTACTGAATATTCTGCTTATCATTGGAAACAGAAAGCAGCAGCTATAGCAGGAGGTACAGCCGTAGATTCTTTAAAATTAGGTGGTCAGTTACCTTCTTACTATGCTACTTCTGTTCAAGGGTCTAAAGCAGATACTGCACTGCAACCATTAGATAATATTAGCCAGTTAACTAATGATGCTGGATATACTGGTAATATGACAGGGGCTGAAGTAAAAACAGCTTATGAAGCAGAACTTAATACTAATGCTTTTACTGATGCAGAGAAAGCTTTATTAGCTAATCAGAGCGGTGTTAATACAGGAGACCAAGTATCTTCTGATTTTGTTCATAACGATTTATCAGGAGTTTCATTAAAAGAACATCTTGATTGGACTGTAGGTACAGGCTATAAAATTGATGCTTCCAATTTACCTTCAATTGCTATAACGAATACTTCTGTAGTATCTAGTGAAGCTGCTCAGTTAGCTATTTCTGCTCAGTCAGGTGATATAGCAATAAGAACAGACCTAAATAATACATTTATTCATAATGGTGGAGTATCTGGTACTATAGCCGACTGGACGAAAATATTATCCCCATTGTCTGCCGTATCTTCCGTAGCTGGTAAAGTAGGCGCAGTAGTATTAAACAAATCAGATGTAGGATTATCTTCAGTAGATAATACAGCAGATTTAGATAAACCTGTAAGTACCGCCACTAATACAGCACTAGCTTTAAAAGTAGATAAAACAATTACTGTTAATGGTAAAGCATTATCTTCTAATGTAGCTATTACAGCTTCTGATGTAGGTTTAGGGTCAGTAAACAACACATCGGATATAAATAAGCCTATTAGTACAGCTACGGCTAACGCTTTAGCACTTAAAGCGGATAAATCTCAAGTATTGACTGATGTACCTGCTGGAGCTGTTTTTACAGATACGGTGTACACACACCCTGCAACCCATGACTGGAGCATACTAACTAACGTACCAGTATACGCTAGTAGATGGGCTACTCCGTCAGAGGTGGGTGCAATACCACAAACAAATAGTTATATTACTGGTGATTTAAACACTTATAAAACTAATGGGTTTTATCGTGTAAATAATACAGCAACTAATGCACCAACAGCAGATTTTTATGCGTTGGTGATATTAGGCAATGAAGCAGACGTAATTACTCAGATAGCTAGCCATTACCAATCAGGTGATACTTATGTAAGGTCGTTTAATACCGCATGGTCAAGCTGGAACAGATTAGATAATAAAGAATTGCTTACTGGATCGAACACATACTCAGGTAACAATACATGGAATGGTAACTCAGTTTGGTCGAATACAGCAGCTCACACATTTAATGTACCCACCTCGCAAACTATTTCCACTACACCCAATACAAACGCTGGGTTAGTTGCTATTCAAAATGGCGGTAGTGGTGATGCGTTTATGACTTTCCATATTGTAGGTGATTACGCGGTTAGGTTCGGATTAGATGGTGCTACCAACAAATTATCCGTTGGTGGTTGGTCTATGGGACAAGTTACTTACGCTTTATACCACGAAGGCAATAAACCTACTGCAACTGATGTTGGTTTATCTTCACTATCTCAAACACCTACTAAACAGCTAAAAGTAATAACTTCTTATGGCGAAATGACTATAGGACCTGATAATGTAAATTGGTGTCATTTATATACAGACAGAGCGAAATTTTACTTTAATGCTCCAGTACATATAGTTACTGGGGTATATGTGTACGGTACTAATACCTATTTAGAGGAATTTATAGGTAAAATAAATAACCAGCCTATATCTAACCGAGAATACCTTACTAATCCTAGTACACGAACGCTAGTACGACAAGCAATTTTCACTGAGATAGATTATTGGACGGGAACAGCTACGTTAACTTTAAATGAAAGTTCATATCTTGTGGGCGATGTAGTTGAAGTAAACCGACTGTACAGCACAGTAGGTAACATAACTGTGGTAACCGACCAAGGTGCTTTTTACGTGGACGGAACCTCACAAGGCAATACAGTCACTATGAATACAGGCAAATTTAAAGCAAGGTTCAAAAAGATCGATATTTATAATTGGATAGTTGAAGTAACACCAATTTAGGAGAATAAATAATATGAGTGAATTAAGTCAATTTTTAATGGCTGGTGGTAAGACATTTAAAACAGTGTCTACAGGAATAGCAGGAAACTTTGCTCAAGGAAATATCGTAGTTATTAATCCTACATCTTCCCAGTTTGTTATAATAACTTCTATCTATTCTGATACTGTATCGTCTAGTTATAATGTAAATGTTACATCTGGAGGAGTAACATTATTTAGTGCAATAGTAGATACGACAGGTACGACAAGAGTTCAACAGGTCGTAGGTTCTTCTGGGCAAAACTCAGTAGGTCAAATAGTATGTGGTAAAGGTGAGCAAGTTATAGTATCAAATACTGGCAATAATACGTATAAAGTTAAAGTTGGATGGCAAATTATGGAGGAAGTTTAAATGATAAAAATATTAGTAAATGGAGAATGGGTAGAAGGATCACCGAAAGTAGGTCAGGTATATAGAAAAATTTTTATAGATTCTAAAGGAAATGAAGGGTATATAGAAAGCGTACATGAAAGCAGTGTACCTGAACCGATACGACGCATTACCAAACGTGCTTTTATGAAACGTTTTACCCAAGCGGAACGTATCGCTATCAGAGCGAGTACAGACCCTATCGTGGTTGATATTTATGAGGATCTAAAATTGGCGACGTTTGTAGATTTAGATGATGTTGATGTAGTAAATGCAATAGATTATTTAGTCTCTATAGGTTTATTAGAAAGTACTCGTAAATCTAAAATGTTGATTGATGGTACAGATAACGAAAAAATATAAGTATATAATATTTAATATTAATTATTATTTTTAAATAAGTATAATAGGATAAACATAATGAAAAACGCAATACCAGAAAGTCACGATTACAAATTTACTCATAACGGTACTGAGTACGCAATCGGCTATCAATCAGGTGATGATGTTTTAGCGCTAAGCAAAAAATCAGGTAATGATTGGAACTGGGAAACTATTGTACAAGGAGTTAACGAAAGGCTTAATGCTGATGAAAGTTCTTCTATACATAAAACAGTAGATGAACTAATCAATGAATTTATTGTAGATGTTAATAACATTTTACCTGAAGATGATGGCTTACCCGCTAATGTAGAGGGGAAGTTAAAAGAGCTTTTGCTTATTATAAAAAATGGTTTGCATTACTCTGGCGGTCGATTAGAAAGAATTTAAAAAACTATTTTATTTAATTTATACGTGATTACATTAAGGAATGATATGAAAATAATATTAATTGGAATACTTTGGGTACTTTCGGTAGTTACTTCTTTAAAAGGTTGGTATAAAATACTTATAGCATTTATTTCTATATTTATAGTTAAGCTTAGACCTTATGCGTTAAAAATATGGATTTCAGATGATCAAGATATGAATGCAATACTGAATGGTAATGAAGATCATACAATATCAGGTCGAGTAGGTTATATGGCTTGGAAATATAAAACTAAAGAATGGCTTAGAGCACAGAAAATAATAAATACACTTTTCTGGTTTCAGAAAAACCATTGTTATAATTCTATTGAATGGGACGAAGTTGAATGAACTTACAAGAATACTTACAAGCAAATCCTACCGCTACTTTAGCTAGCACACAGGCTTATGCTGAGACAGGTCAGAGGATGATTTCACCAGATATGATGGTGGCTTTTATGACCAGTTTCCAGCATGTATCTTCAATTATGAATGCAACTACTGAGGAAGCTAAGGGATTACAACTGGCGTTACAGTTTGGCTCAGAATTTAATTTAATTAATAATCACCCTGCGAGCGTTAAACCGTTGCTTGATAAGATGGTTACTGATGGGCTAGTTAGTCAAGCGTTTGTTGATTATGCGATTGCTTATGCTAATCCTACTTCAACCCCATTTGCTAATATCACACAAGCAGACTATGACAATGCTAAGTTATTCGGCGATTTAGAATCAGCTTCTTATAGCTTTATGGGCGGTATTGATTATCAAGTAGTGTTGAATAATAAGCAGTATAAGTTGATTATCACGTTTGACAATCCCGTGCCAGTGGATTGTACGGTGACCGTGACAGCTCGTAATGCACCGATGGATGCAGATAAAACAGTAGATAGTAATTTTGCATTGGAGAATAGACCATTGCATGTGTTTAGTGTTAAAGCTGGTGATGTGAGTTTAAGCACAACCATTTCTAAACCGCTGGCTCGACATATTAAGCTTAAAGCAGTATGTAGCTATCAATTCCCATTCAATACGTTCTTTGAAGAAACACTGTAGAGGTAGTTATTATGACTACTTATGTTGACGAGTTGATAACACCCGTTGAAGTTGATTGGGAAAATGGTGATACAGACACGTTAATAACGCTTCAATTTGATGATGGTACAACTGTTACTAACATGATAACAGGTGCAACAGGTGAGGTTTTTGATGTTGCTAACATAGTCGGTGTTGCGGCAAGCTCAGGCGAACGCGTTAGTGCAACATGGGCAACTAAACCAGCAAATATTGATAGCGACCCATTTTCATTATTCAAAACTTCAACGAAGAAGCAGCAAGAGTATTCACTCAATATAAACACAGCTAGTGAAAGTATTTCAATACCATTTACTGGAGCATATTCAGGTACAATTACTTATTCAGACAATACAACAGCAGCAATTAGCGGTACAGGTACTTATACATTAGATGGTACAACACCAGTTAAGATTAAATTAATAACGGCTACAGATGGTAATGGTTATCACTTATTTGAATTTAATCAAACTAAAGGCAATACAGTTACAAGTCATACGTCTAGTTTAGTTTGTACACTCACAGGATTTCCAGTTGATTCGGGCTATGTGAGAGGTGCTAATGGATTGATTGAGGGGTACCAGTTTGATGGAGGTACCTCTATAACATTCCCTAATTGGACTACCACAGGAGACTTTAGTTTTGAATTTTTAGTAGATTTTACAGGTGGTAACTCTATAGAAATATTTTCAAGTACAGACAATACTACAAGATTGTTTAGAGCTAATGATAATAGATTATATTTTTATGTAGACAATATAAAAGTATTAACAAGACCATATCAATACAGCAACTCTAATGTTAAAGTGAAAGTAGAAAGGGTATCAGGAGTGTATAAATGGTACACAAATGGTAACGAAATAAGTAGTGATGTATCTGTAAATAACAATAATCCTATGGCTATAGGAAAGATAGGTGGGTACAGATTTGTAGATTTATTGACAACTATACAGCTAGATAACGGTGCAGGGGACGTCAGAAATTACGATTTTACCACAGGTGCCTCAACCAAAATCATCGAAACAATCTCAGGTAATCACGCAACTATTATTAATGCTAGTACAGATAAGTGGCAGTCTGTTGTTTCTAAGAAGGTTTTTAACGTGAAATCTGATGGAACAATGGATTATATATCTGCAAGAGACGCTATACTAGCTAATCAAGATAGTACAGTAGATATAATTAATGAGCTAATACTGTTTGGAGATTGTTCTAATGCGGCAGGAACATATATTTCTAATAATAATTTAGTAGATCAAACGTGGAGATTAGTAGCTGGAGATAACTATTTTAAAGGAAAGTTTACAGGATATCATTTTAATAGTTCAGGGTATATCTACAACTATGACGCTAATCAAAAGTTAGAGCTGTATGGGTTACAGATTTATTCAACGAGTATAAATGCTAACCAAGGGGTAGGAAACAAATTTTATGGGGAAAATATATATGTAGATTATGGGTTTAATGGAATACATTATTTCACTAAAGGGATAATATTAGTAAAAGATAGTGTTTTTAAGGGGATAAAAACAAGTATAGCCAATCCAAACAGTATAACTAAACTATCATTTGATAATGTTATAGGTATAGATTGTGCAGGGAGTTACAGCGGTAATTGGTGTACATTCGTAAGTAAAGCAAATTTTACTTATACAAATTGTGTCGGCATATTTACGTCAAATAGATACAACTATGGTAATACTTCACCTACTCATTTTTACACTGGTGCGTTAGGTAGTAATAACGTAACTGACGATACATCCGCAGTAGATAAAGCTGTAGGAACTCAAGACACCAATCTCTATACATATTTCACTGACCCTGCAACCAACGATTACACTATCAACCAAACAGGTCAAACAGCTCTCAAGGGTAAAGGGTGGAATGGTACTGATATAGTTGGATGGGCTTATGCTAATGCAGTAACTATAGCAGCAGCTATATCAGGAACAGTAACTTCTGCTACTGAAGCTGATATTATTGCTGGCGGTAAAACCATAGTAATCACACTTACAGGAGACACATGGCAACCGGCAGGTACTTTATTTGATGCACAAAGACAAGCTATCATAGATGGTTTAGTATCAGATGGGGCAGAAACTGCTGGATGGAATAATGAAGTAAAAGCTAAAGAAGTAATTACTTCAGTAGTTAGAACATCAGACACAGTATTAACTATTACATTATCTCCTGAAGCGTTATATAATATAACAACACAGGAAACAATAACTACTACTGTACCATCTTCATCATTAGTTACTTCCGCGGTAAATGTAATAGGTGATATTACATTTACAATAACTCCCACAGCTAGCGGATTTAATATAGCTTGGGCTAGGAACGCTAACAGCGTAATACAATAGCACTAATTTTAGAGTTTAAATATGAAAAAGAACGTAGGTAATCAGAGTATTGGTGTTCAGATGGTATCTGCTTCAGATGGATCTAATTTTACAGGTTCTATTTCTGTAGTGGTTACTAAAGATAGTGGGGTACAAACAGCAGGTGCAGGATCAGCACCAGTACATGAAGGTAATGGATATTATTCATATTCTCCAACTCAAGCAGAGACTAATGCAGATCATATCGCTTTTACCTTTATTGGAACTGGTGCAATAACTGCAACAGTTCAAGTGTATACTACATACCCACAATCAGTAGATAATAATACTATTTTATCTACGTTACCTACTCAATCGTATTTAGACAGTAGAACATTACCTAGTGCTAATTATTTTGACCCTGCTACTGATACAGTTGCCACTGTTACAAATATAACAAATGCTGTAACATTGCCTACAATACCTACTGGATGGATAACGTCTACAGGCATAGCAGCATCAGCATTAAATGGTAAAGGTGATTGGAATATTGGTAAAACAGGTTATTCAATAGCTGGCACTAAAACAACATTAGATGCGCTAAACGATATTGCAGCTACTGAAATAGTAAGCGCTGGTGCTATTACTACGTTAGCAGGAGCAGTAGTTAATGTTGACACAGTAGATACTTGTACATCTAACACGGACATGAGAGGAACTGATGGAGCAAATACAGTAGTTCCTGATAACTCAGGTATTAATAGTAAATTAAATGCTATACAAGGTGCTACATTTGATGCACTAACTGATAGCTTAGAGGCTATACGTAATAGAGGCGATTCTGCATGGCTTACAGGTGCAGGAGGTAGCGCACCTACAGTTGTAGATATACGTAATGAACTAGATGCTAACAGCACTAAATTAGCGTCTATATTGGCTGATACTAATGAACTACAGTTAAATCAAGGAAATTGGGTAACTGCTACAGGGTTTAGTACGTTTGATCCTGCTACTACCCCTGTTAACGTATCTAAGATATTAGGTACAGCTATAAGTGAAACTACAGCAGGTAATATAGCTACTAACATATCAACATTTTTTGATAATGGTAATATAGCAGCTACTAAAACCCAAGATGATGTAGGTACTGCGGTTTCTGGTGGCGGTACAGCGTTTACATCGTCAGAACTTGCACAGTTAAGGTACAGACTAGGTATAGATGGTTCTGTAGCAGTTCCGACAGCTACACCTAATGGCATATCCACGTTTAACCCGTCGTCTGATACAGTAGCTTCAGTTACTAACGTAATTAATCCTGTTACATTGCCTAGTATACCTACAAATTGGATAACAAATTCCGGTGTAGCTAACAATGCTTTAGATAATAAAGGTAATTGGAATATAGGTAAAACTGGATATTCATTAGTTCAATCGTTCCCTGCTAATTTCTCTGATATGAAAATATCTCTTACTACAGGTGAAGTTACTGTAGGAACTAATAATGATAAGTCTGGATATACAATAGCTGGTACTAAGACTACATTAGATTCTCTTAATGATGTAGCAGCTACTGAAATAGTCAGTGCAGGTCCTATAACTACATCTTCAGGTTCAGTATCTAATGTATTAACAAATTCTGATATGAGAGGTACGGATGGTGCTAACACAGTAGCACCTGATAATGCGTCTATAGCAGCAATACTAGTAGATACAGGTACTTCTATACCTGCCAGTATTAGCGGCTTAAATGATTTATCTCAAGCTGATATAAGAACTTCCGTAGGTCTAGCAGCAGCTAATATGGATGTTCAGTTTGCAGCTTCTGTTACTGCTACAGGATTTTCTACTAAAGCTGATACAGATACTATTAAAGCGGATACTGTCAATATATTAGCAGATACTAATGAGCTACAACTTAATCAGGGTAATTGGACTACAGCCACAGGCTTTGCGACTACTGCGGATATACTGTCTACACCTTTAACTGAAAGTTACGCTAACAAAGGTGTAGAGCCAACCTTGACACAGGCTATATACAGTATGATTAGCCATAATGATAACTTTAGTTATGCAGGTACTACAAAAACTACGTTTAAACTAGACGGAATTACTACAGCAAGTACATACACTATGGATAGCGGAACAACACCTACTAAACTTAATAGGAATACATAAGATGTTAGTAACTAAAGGGTTTTCTAATGGTACATTTTCCGCATCTAGCCTAGTAGTTGCAGGATTTTCTATAAAGGAAATTAAAGCTTTAGTAGGTAAGTTTGTAGTTAAAACCTCAATATTAAATTTAATGGTTTCTTCTACCATTATAAAAAATTATATGAATACTAATACTGATATTAGGTAGGTTATATGAAATTATCACCAAACAATTCTTTCGTAGTTGAACATACTGTAAGTAACCCAGCGTTAACACCTTCTAATGTGAATGACGCTACAGTTATGTTTGACCTTAAAAACTTAGATGATAGTCCTATAGCTGGTACTAGTTTTCCACAACAGATACCTTTTGTTTCAGGGTCTAATGGAGTGTATAAAAAAACATTTGATCCTATACCTAATTTGATAATAGGACAAAAATACAAAGCGGTTATAGTAACTACTGATTTGTCAGGAATGGTATCAACTAATACAACAAAAGTAGATGTAGTTAGACGAGATTTCAACGAATAAAAATAAGTGAGGGATCATGGTTAAGCATATTACTACTATTGGTGATTGGACTTTTGAAGTTATACAGGTAAGAGCTAGAAAAACAAACAAACATAAAGATCCATATACAGCAGTAGCTACTATATCTATAGTAGATGGTATACCCCACATTGAAGGATTATTATCGTCAGAAAGATTACATATATCAGACTACACTACTTTATTAAACTTTATAAAAGATTTAGGTCTTGAATCTGTTAGCTACACTAAAGCAGTTAAAGTTTGATATACTATACTTAATTTTTAATTTTTCATATTTTAGGTAGTTTATGCAAAACGAAATAATACATCTGACAAAAACAGTATCCGATTTTATTAAGGAATCTTCAGAAAGAGCAGTAAGATTGGAGACTACTCAAGAACATATTTCTGAAGCACTACTTAAAATGACACAGACTGTAGATAAAGCTTTAGCTAGCAACTCGGAATTAGAAATGAAAGTTACGTCACTAGAGGACAGGGCATTAGATAGAATGTACTTAGTAGAAGATAGTTTAAATGAGCTTAGTCAAGCGTATAAAGACGTTGTTGTAAGGGTGTGTGACCTAGAACTGTGCCATGCAAGAGAAGAAGGCAGAAAAGAAGTTAGAAATAATGTATCAAATTTTATTTCTAATAACTGGTTTAAGATAATTACTGTAGTTGTATTATCAATCCCTTTAGTTTCTTGGTTGTATGAAAATTCACACACTACACCAGAAAAACCGCCTACCAGCGTAACACGAGGAAAATAATATGTTAGGTTTAGAAAGTTTTATTGTTCAAGGAGCATTCAAAGTCTGTTTAGCAGTTACTGCAATAATATTTGCTCGTATGACTGTATTATGGATGGATAAACATATAGAGCAAGGCAGATCACATTTTGCTCGTTGGTTAAATAATGAACGTAATGGAATAGCTAGAGGTATTTATTATGGTTCGCGTTGGATTGGTGTTGCTATTATTGTTGCAGGTGCAGTTAGCTAACGCCGGTAGTTTAATAAGTAATGAATATGACAAATACTTTAAAGAGTATTCATTATTTTTACCTTTAGGTACTGACTGGAGATTACTTAAAGCACAATGCTATCAAGAAAGCAGGTTAGATCCTTTTGCCGTATCCCCCGTAGGTGCAATGGGGCTATGTCAATTTATGCCAAGCACTGCTAGAGAATACAGTAATAGATACCCTGAACTTGATAATTTTTGGTTACCTGAAGTGTCTATTAAGGCTGCAGCACTTTACATGAATAGGTTAAATAATTACTGGAAAAGTAAAAGACCGCAGATAGATAGGTATATGTTAGCACTAGCGAGTTATAACTCAGGTGTTGGCAACATTACCAAATCACAAATATTGTGTAATGGTAATGTGCTTTACAAAGAAATTATTAAGTGTTTACCTTTAGTAACTAAACAACACAGTAAAGAAACTATAAATTACGTTTCTTTAATTATAAGGAAACATTATGTGGATTTACTATTTAACTAAATTTAGGTGGGTAATAGGTGCAATAGGTTTAGCTGCAAGTTTATTTTCTATAGCATCTTACTTTGAACAGCGTGGGTATAATAAAGCTATTGTAGAGTTACAACTAAAAACTAATAAAGCTGTACAAGAGGCTACTAAAAAAGCCATAAATAAAGCTAATGAAGAAATGGAGAAGGCTTTAAATGCTCAACAAGATGTATTTGATAGAGAGCTTGAAAGAGTAAAGAATGAACGTGTAGTAGAGACTAAAGTTAAGGAAATTTATCGTGATGTTGATAAAATTATTATTAAAAATGAGTGTACTACTTTTGATAGTTCTATTATGCAGTTGCTCAACAACTCCGTCAATAACAGTAACTCAGCCAGTAATTAAGCTAAAAAAAGTTAAAGTTAAACCGCCTGTTAGTGTTACTACGTTATGTGAACCTTTAGTAAAGTATGAAAGCAATGATGTTAGAGAAGTTATTAGAACCACAGTAAAGAATAATAATATTTATTTTTTATGTGCAAGTAAGATGAAATCAGCAGTATTGTATATTAAGAGTAACGACCAGTAGCTACCTTTATAATATTGTAGCTGTTATAATGATTGCATTATACATTGATGCTAGTATGGATTGTTAAACTATATTATGAAAATAAACAAATATGAATTGTTAAAGTCTCTAAAAGCTGACATGAAAGCTGCTGAGATTCTTAAAAAATCTCAAGACCAAGAAATAGCTCGATGGAAGGCTGAATACAATGGAGAACCTTATGGCAATGAAGTCAAAGGTAGATCTGCAATAGTATCCAGAGATATAAAGAAACAATCTGAATGGCAACATGCTACTATAGTAGATCCATTTGTTAGCACATCTGACATTATAAAATGTACACCTATAACTTTCGAAGATACTGCATCAGCAAGACAAAATGAGCTTCTTTTAAACACCCAATTTACACGAAAATTCGATAGATTTAATTTTATATCTAAATCTGTAAAAGTATTAGATAGAGAAGGTACTTTAGTAGTACAAACTGGGTGGGATTACGAACATAAAGAAGTAAAAAAAGAAGTAGATGCTGTAATAATTAACGAGTACGGTGAAGAAGAGATTGTCAGAGAAATAGTTACAGAAACTATAGTAGTAAAAAATCAACCTACTGCTAAAGTATGCCGTAATGAAGACATATACATAGATCCTACATGCCAAGATAACCTAGATGAAGCAGAATTTGTAATATACAGATATGAAACTAACTTATCATCATTACGTAAAGATGGTAGATACAAAAACCTGGATAAAGTAGCTAAATTAGATAACGAAGATTTAGATTATTTCCCGGAAGATCCCACTTACTTTAAATTTTCAGATGAACCTCGTAAAAAAATTGTTGTATATGAGTATTGGGGTAATTATGATGTAAATGGTGATGGTATTGCTGAAGCTATCGTATGTTCTTGGGTTAACGATGTCATCATTAGGTTAGAATCAAATCCTTATCCTGATAAAAAACCTCCTTTTTTAGTAGTACCCTTTAATAGTGTTCCATTTAGAATTCATGGTGAATCTAACGCAGAACTTATAGGAAGTAATCAAAAAGTTAAAACGGCTGTGCTGAGAGGTATAATAGACAATATGGCATTGTCTAACAACGGGCAGGTAGCTACTAGAAAAGGCGCATTAGATCCTATTAATAGAAAGAAATTTCTAAATGGTAAAAATTTTGAATTTAATGGAACTCCTAATGATTTTTGGCAAGGCAATTATAATCACATACCTAGTTCAGCATTTGATGTTATAGGACTAATGAACAATGAAATAGAATCTATAACAGGTACTAAGTCATTTAGTGGAGGTATAAATGCAGGTAGTTTAGGTAGTACTGCTACAGGTGCTAGAGGAGCTATGGATGCTACTGCAACACGTAGAATGAACATAGTACGTAATGTAGCTGAGAATCTAATAAAGCCTTTAATGCGTAAGTGGATGGCATATAATGCAGAATTTCTTGAAGATGAAGAAGTTATACGTGTAACGAATGAAAAGTTTGTACCTGTAAGAAGAGATGACTTAGAAGGCAGAGTAGATATAGATATATCAATATCTACTGCTGAAGATAATGCAGCTAAAGCTCAAGAGCTGTCTTTCTTACTTCAGACGTTAGGACCTAATGAAGATCCTGCTATTCGTAGAGAAATTATGGCTAATATTATGGAACTTATGCGTATGCCTGAGCAAGCTAAACGTATAAGAAATTATAAGCCTGAACCTGACGCTATGCAGCAAAAAATGCAAGAACTCCAACTAGAAAACTTAATGTTAGAAAATTCTCACCTAAAAGCTCAAATAAAAGATAAAATTGCTAGAGCTAGTGAAAATGAAGTAGATGCAGAGCTTAAACGCAATAAAGCTAAAGTAGAAGCTGCTAAAGCACGTAAATTAGCTACTGAAGCGGATTTTAATGATTTAAAATTTATTAAAGAAGATGAAGGATATAATCATTTAGAGAAAATAGAGCTTAATGATATTAAACATGCGCAGCAAATGGAAAGAGATATTATCAAGTATAGAGAAAACCTAGAGCAAATGCGTTTTCAACGAGAATCTGGTGATAATCAAATAGGAATATACGACTAATGAATTATTATAGACCTACAGAAAGTGACTTATATAAAAATGGTAGCACTATAACTACCAGTAATATAAATAAACAAAATGCAGAAAAAGCTAAAATGTTTGATGAATTGAGATCCAGAAAAGCATTTAATGATGCTGTTAGAGCTAATTTAGACAGAGCAGCAGAAGAAGGCAGACAATATGGTATTCAAGAAGGTGCTACAGCAGCTTATACGGATATAGCTAACAAATTAAATACAGCTAATCAGCGTAATAACAAAGTAACAGGCTTATACGATGAAGTAGAACGATTAACAGCACAAAAATCAAGTCTATACCCATCAAATGCTGAATTAGCAGCTAAAGATATAGAAAGTATGAGACAAGATTCCTATAACAGTGCGTTTATCGCAGCAGAAAAGATGGGTGATACGTCTGAAAACAATATTAATAAATTAGTAATTCAAGAACTAAATAAGAGAGGTCTATAATGATGGGTTTAGCGGAAAGTGCTGCTATGGAACAACAAGAACCTAAAGCACAAGAACAACAAGAAGCACTGGCACAACAGAGTAATGGCAATACGCCTTCAGTAGATGAAATAGTACAATTACTCATCAAAGGTGTTCCTCCTGAAAAACTAGAAGAAGCAGGTGTTCCTAGAGAGCTTATTATGCAAGCTATAAATATTATAGAACAGCAATTAGGTTCTCAACCTCCTCAGAATCCTAGTGCGCTAGAAGGACAACCACAACAAGTATCTGAAGCAGGTTTAGCCGAACAAATGGCTTCAGGAGTACGGTAGATTTTAAGGATAGTTTAGTACACGGTGATGATAGTAATAACTTTTAATAATGTTATTACTATAAACCTGTCCCGAATAAAAAGTATAAAAACCTAAAAAAAAATCGAATAAACGATGTAAAAAAGTTGTTTAGTAAAATATTATTGTTATATACTAAGTGTGCTTGGAAACAAATACAATAATGTAAGTTTCAAACAGATAATAGGATTCATTAATGAATAACCAAAACATTGACACAAATAATATGACAGAAGACCAATTATTAGAAGTTGAAAATCAGTATTGGGCAGATATGGCAGAAGCCTTAAAAAACCTAAAAAATAATAAAGATTTTCAAACATTAATTTTAAATGGGTATTTTAGAGATAAAGCTGTTAACGGTGTAAGTTTACTAGCACAAGACTCAATAGTTAGTGAAGGAAGACGTCCATCTATCATAGAAAGCTTAGTGGCTATTTCTCATTTAGAAGATTACTTTATTATGGTAGAAAACTTAGGTACTCCACACCTCGATGAAGAAGAAGAATAGGTGGTACTATGAGTATTAAAGACGATTTATGGGATATGAGTGATGAAGATTTGGAAAAAGCTTATAAAGAAGCTGTAGCAAATCAAAACTCACCCGAAACAGAGGCAGAATCAGTAGATGAAGATGCCTTTGAAACGGAATCTATAGATGAAACTGATTCCGATAATGAAGAATTTGATGATTCAGAAACTGCTGATGATTCAGAACACGAAGAGGATGGTTCAGATCAACCTGAAGATTTACTTGAGGAATCCGACCATGATGCTAGCGAAGAAGCTGAAGACGATGAAGTAGACGAAGAAGACACTTCAGAAGCTGATGATGATAATCCTGACGAGGATTCTGACTCAGAAAAAGAAGAAAGCTCAGAAGATACAGAAGAGTCTAAAGAAGATTTGCAACAACCACGTTCATATACTTTCCGTGCAAACGGTAAAGATTATGAATTTTCAAGCGAAGAGATTGTAGACCAGTTTCCTAAAATATTTGGGCAAGCTATGGATTACACCAAAAAGATGCAAACCATCAAACCTTGGCGTAAAACAATAGATGCTTTACAGGAAGCAAAACTTTCGCATGAAGACGTTAATCTTATGATTGATGTGTTGAAGGGCGACAAAGACGCTGTTACTGAAGTTTTAAAACGAACAGGTGTAGATACCCTCGAATTAGATACTGAAAAAGACAGTGAATATGTTGCTAAGGATTATGGTCGGGATGAAGGTGCTTTAGCTATTTCTGATATTGTTGATGAAATAAGTAAAGACCCTGAGTATGCAATGACACATAATATTCTATCTAATGAATGGGATGATAAGTCATGGGAAACTGTGGCAGAAAACCCTGAAATGATTCGGTTACTGCACACTGATGTTAAAAGTGGTGTATATGCAAAAATACAGCCTTTAGCTGAAAAACTTAAAGTTTTTGGTGGTGGTACTAAATCAGATTTAGAATATTACAAAGAAGCTGCTCAGAAGCACTTTTCAGAAGCTGCCGCAGCCAGACAACGGCAGTATGCTCAGAAAGTAGAAGAAGAAAATGCTAATCAACAACAAGAAGCTTCAAATAAAAAGAAAGCTAGAGTTGAAAAAGCCAAAACGGATTCTAATAGAAGAGCTGCTACGAAGAAGGCTGCAGCTAAAAGAAAAGCTGCTACACCCACTAAAAAAGTGTCATCTAACACTGTAGTTGATTATCTAGATGAATCAGACGAAAGTTTTGATGAATGGTATAAGAAATTGCAGGACTCAATGTAAATTTTATAATTTGATAGGAATCTATTATGGCTACTAACGCATACGGTAATGGTACTAATACTGCTACAGCAGGTGCTAATACTATTATTCACTTTTATGACCGAGCAGGTGTAAAAGCGGCTAACCGAGTAAACTTATACGGGCAATTTGCTGATCGCAAATCTATGCCTAAAAAAATGGGTAAAACTTTTAAAATTTCTAAGTTTTTACACCTATATGATAGATCAATGAATTCAGCAGAATTTGCATCTAAAGGCTTTTTATCTGCACGTTCTATTGATGCTATTACTTCTGATTTAGAAGCTAATGCGGCTTTACCTGAAGGCGCTAAAGATGTAAATAAAGTTACTCTTAAAAAAGTAACTATGGAAACTTCTTTAGCTCGTTATGGTGAAATGATTGATTACACTGATGAAGTAGAATTATTTTCTGAAGATGCTATGCAAGTTCGTTATCGTGAAGAGCTTGGTGAGTTAGCTAATTCACGTTATGAAGATTTAATCCAACGTGATATGTTATCAACTCCCACTGTTATGTATGGTGGTACAGCTACTAAAATTAGTCAAATTGATAATACTTGTGGTGTAAGTTACGATTTAATTCGTAAAGCAGTGCGTAAATTAGTACGTAATCGTGCTAAGAAAAATACTATGCTTGTAGCGGGTGATGTTCGTATCGATACACGTACAGTAGCTAAAGCTTACTATGCTATTATCGGTGCTAATGTTAAAGGCGATTTAGAAACACTTACTCGCGGTAGTGGTACTACAGAAGAGTATACTTATATCCCTGCACATAAGTACGCCTCTGCTAGTGTATTATCGGAAGGTGAAGTAGGTGCTATGCACGAAGTACGCTTTATCGAATCTGAAGCTGCTGTAGTATATAACGGTCATGGCGCTGCTGTACCTCCATTATATACTGGTACTGCTTCTTGGTCTGAAGATGCTGATGCAGTAGATACTATCACAGCTTCTGAGGCTGTTAGCACGTTCCCTTATGCTACGTTTACTGTTACAGTTTCTACTGCTGATGCTGATATTTCCGGCGTTACAGGCTTAACTGGTACTTATCCTAGTGTATTGACTGTAGGTCAGCATGAAATTTTAGGTATAGATGCAGAGTTACTTAATGCAGTTACTAATGTATCATTTGACACAGTAGCTAGTGCTAAAGGTCGTTTTGATGTATTCCCAATCTTATTCCCTACTGAAGGCTCTTTTGCTACAGTAGGTCTTAAAGGTCAGGGTAAAATCAAATTCAACGCTAAATCACCTGAAAGCGTTGAAAATGCTAACCCTTATGGTACTAATGGTTTCTTCTCTTATAATTTCTTCTACGGTGGAATTATTTTACAAGAAGAAAAACTGTTAAAAGTTTTGGTATCAGCTTCAGCTTGAACACCGATAACCACTAATCAAATGCTCCTCTTAGGCTAGGGGAGCTTTTAAATCTAAAAAACCTAACTAGGAATTAGAAAATGTCAAAAGAAATAAATGTAGAATTAGAAGACCTTAGAAATGAAGCTGATGCTTTAGGTATTAAGTTTAGTAAAAACTTAGGCGTTACTAAATTAAAAGAAAAAATTGATGCTTATTACAAATCTCAAGAAACTTCAGGAAAAGAACTACAAGTTGCTATGAATGCTGATATATCTACTGAAAATGATACCATCGCAACTACTGTAGGTGGTGTTAATAAACTCATTAAAAAACCTAACATTAGATTACTTAGAGAACAAGCTGCACGTAAAACTCGTATTGTTATTATCACAGATAACGATCAACGTGTTAACAATCAAACTACTACCTGTACAGTAAACTGCTCTAATGAGTACTTCGATTTAGGTACTCGTATATTACCATTAAATGAGAAAATTGAAGTAGCTCAAGGGCATATTGACGTGTTAAAAGACGTAGTAATCACGCTTCACGCAAAAGACGTTAAAACAGGCTTGTCAGTAGCTAAAACTCGTAATAGATACTCTATTTCTTACGAAGATTAATTATGAGATAATGTGAGGTATTAATTTACCTCACTAATATTTTATTTAAAGGACTCAACATGAGCTGTGATGTTACTAAATTTACAATATCAAAAGGGTCTGATAATACTTTTATCTTTACAATAAAACAAGATAACTCTACGCTACCTTTAACTATAGAAAATACTGATACATTCTCCGCTAAACTTATACTACTAAGTGACAATTCAGTAGTTCACACGTACCCTATAACCACTCCTACAACCGGTAGTTCTGATGCTTTAAATGGTAAAATAACATTAATTATACCTTCAGCAGATACTTATGGTGTTGGAAGTGGTACAGATTCATTAGTTAGAGATGTAGGCAGTAAAGTAGACAGATATTATGCTAGACCTACCTATAAACTTATTATCGAATGCTCTACTGTTAATAATGGTGATTTTATAGCTAAGGTTGATGAAGTATATGTCGATTAACTCAAAGACAACTACTGAAATATCCGTAGATTCTGTAGAGGTTTTACCCAAAAAATCTACAACTTTAGCTGCTGATTCTAATAAACATTGTGTAGATATTCTGCCGCCTAATGAAGTTGTAGCAATAAAAAAAGAATATTCTATTGTAGGCGATGCGTTTTACGCAGGAATTAATTCTGATACTGCTCCAACATGGCTGACAGCACTAATAAATAATGTAGTTAATAATTCTATTGCCAATGGACTTACCGACTATAATGCGTTAGTTCAAGATGTAAGAAACGCAATAGATTCAATAGATGTAGCTAAAAATTCTTATGTAGAAGAGATAAATTTTTCGACTAGAGTTAACGGTATAGTTGGTACACATATAGAAACTCTCAATGCCACCTATGACACCAAATTTGCTACTATAACTAACTTAGATTTAGTAGAAGCTTCTGTTAACCAATCAATAGCTTTAAGTGCCCAAGATTTACAAGCACAGTTTACCGACGATATAAATTCAAGAATTACTATAGTAAATCAAGCTATGGCTAATAATTATCAAGCCAATGCTGACAGCATTACTTCGCTTACTACAATGTTTACAGATCAAGAAACTAATATGTCAGGTATTGCAAATGCTGTTACTGGTCTGCAAACTTATGTAGGTTTAGACTATTCATCTTCTAATCCTAATGGTTTAGGGATGCTAGCTAGAATAGGTACATTAGAGAAACAATCTGATGGCTTAGTAGATTTTACCTCTAATATTTATGACGTAATGGATGGTGTTACAAACCCCAACACCAACATTAACGATGACAGATTGATAACTGATGCCTTACCTTATGCGTTATGGACTAATATGTACGGTGTTGGTGTTCCTACAGCTACTGTTAGAACATTCAAAGATTACGAAAAAACCCCTGTAATTGTGTCTAATGCTGCTATATTGGAAGGTACTATCTATATAAGAACGGACGATGTAAATGTAACAGACGTAAATATTGATAAATATTACAAATTTACAGGCGGTTCTTGGACTGCTATCACTGAAGCTCAGTATTTAAATGATAAAGAATTATTACGTAATGCCCATGTAGGCGATGTCTATATAATGTACGATAATACAAATGGTACTCGTAATTATATAAAATCCTATAAATTTATAAAAATAGCTCCTGATGCTACATCGCCTTACGCTACGGACACAGAAGGGTATACTTGGGCATTAGTTACCGATACAGATTCTCAATCTATCTACATGACAGCATTACAAGCTAGAGATATGGCAGATGGTAAAATATCTAATTTTTATGCTTGGGGTGATGATGACGATGTTGTAGATAAATCTCCTAAAGATCGCACTATAACTACTAAACAGGCGGAGTATAAAGTAGATTCTTACGGAAATTACTTAGATATTAACAATAATATAACTACTGACCCTGCTGCGTATGTTCTTATAACTCCAGCAGAAACTTATAATTTAAGCGCTGTAAATGTAGTTTTTTGGTTTACTGGAGGAAAATTATATAAAAAAGGCACATCATGGGCAGATAAGGTATTAGTGCCTACAACATCTGGAGGTTCTGAGTTTATTGCAGAAGGTGATTTACTTACTGTATTTGACCCTGTTACAGGAGATACTTCTGTATATTGGTACAATAACGGGTCATGGGTATCCAACGGTCCATCAGGAATAATATCTAAGAGTAAGTGGTTTGTAGATTTAGACGATGCTGTTACAGGTCCTCATGGTCATGTAGCAAAAGCAATGAGTGATTTAAAAGTAACTAATAAAGCTTATGCAGATAATGTATCCAATAAAGTTGAAAGTAAATTTTCTTATGATAGTACCGTTATACTTAACGGTGTACAATATGAAGCAGGATTTGGTTTAGACGTAACAGGCTCATCACAAATAGGAGTAGATGGGGCAGGAGATCCAATATTTAGTAGTAAATTCAGAGTTAATGCTGAAAATTTTGTATTGACTAATCCTAACTACCCCGGTGTTGAAGCTAAATTTAATGTTACTAGCACAGGTCTTAAATTATCATTAGATCAAACAGAAGCTACTAGAAATATACCTAGAGGTGAGTACAATGCTTCTACTACTTATATTCAAGGCGATATTGTTACTCTTTCAGGCTCAAGCTACTTAGCATTATCTAATGTACCTACGGGCACTCCTCCTACTAATACTACGTACTGGTCTTTGCTAAGTGCTAAAGGTTCTGATGGTGTAAGTTATACAGGAACTACTGAGTATTATAAATTAACTAACTCATCTACTGCTCCTCTTATATCGAGTGGTGGATGGTCTACATCACCTCAGACACCTACAGCGACAAATCGTTATCTTTGGAATTATAATAAAAACAGTAAATCTAACGGTACATACACTAATAGCTCAGTAAGTCTTGTTACACAATATGTAGAAAACGGTGTAGGAATAGCTAGCATTTCTGATTGGTATCAATTAGGAACTAGCTCTACTAGCTATCCAACAGGCACTTGGTCCTCAACATTTTCTGGGGCAGGTGCTATATCTGATGCTACACCATACATGTGGAATAGAACTCTAATAAATTACACTGATGGTACAAATAGTGGTTATTCTTATACACTTATAGCGGCTAAAGGCACTAATGGCGCTAACGGTGTAAGCTATACAGGAACTTCAGAATACTATAAGGTAACTAATTCGGCTACAGCTCCCACTAATGGAGGTAGTTCAGGTACAGGATGGAGTACGTCTCCTGTTATACCAACAGCGTCTAATAGATACCTGTGGAACTATAATGTAAGTAATAAATCTGACGGTAGTTATGATATAGGTGCTGTTAGCCTTATAACACAGTATGTTGAAGATGGTGCTGGAATAGCCAGTATTACAGAACAATATCAAAGAGGTTCTAGCGCTACTACTGCACCTACAGGTATTTGGTACTCCACTATAGCCAATGCTGGTCCTTTAACAGTGACTTATCCCTATATGTGGAATAAAACTACTATAAACTATACTCAGGGAAAACCATCAACGGTAACTATCACTATAATAGCCGCTAAAGGAGATAATGGTGCTAATGGTGTAAGAGGTACAGCCGTATTAAGCTATTCTGCTGATTTAGGCTCTACAACGACTTCTGGTGCTACTTCATCAATAGCATCTTATTGGAGTAGCTTAGCATCTTCTGAATATAAACCTGAAAGAGAAGGTGATACTCTAATAGTAACTAATACCAATGTTGCTGCTGGTTGGACGCATATTTATGAGTATAAGGCAGGCTCTTGGACTGCTGCTAATACATTTACTGTTAATGGTAATCAGGTAGTTAATGGTACTTTAAGTGCTGATGCTATAGGTTCAGGTAGTTTTCTTACTACTAAATTAAGTACTGCTGCTGTTCCTGCTGGCTATTCTGGCACTATTATTGATAGCAATGGTATGAGAGTATATGAGTCTGGAGTATTAAGAGTTAAAATAGGAAATCTTGTATAATGTCTTTTGGTTTACAAGTTTATAATAATGGTAATGAAATTTTGTATACGAAACCTGCTACGTATATTTTGATGACCGTACAGATAAATCCGTCTGCAACAACGCATACTGGTTCATACACAGTAAATTTATCATCACCATTACCTACGGGTACGTCGCTAAAAGCTACTAGAGTTTTAGACGGAGAACTACAAACTGTAGATTATGTATTAGATAACACGGGTTCAGGTTCTCAAGAAACTACTTTCGTTACTGATATATCTCTAAATGCTGCAAGAAACCAAGTAATAATAACCACAGTCTATGGGAATACACCGCCTGTATGGAATTTTTATGAAGGAAAGATGATAATATATTCTACTAGAGGTAGTTTATAAT